TGCCACGAAGAGTGCCAAGTTTCTTAAGTTTTTTGTCAGGACTTGTAAACGATTCGATTCGAGTTTGAAGTGATTCTAGTTCTCTATTTTTGAATTCATTCACACCAAGAAGATCATTCTGCTCTTTCAGATTTTGCTTGATCTTTTCATTCTTAGACTTGATATTTTCCTTTCCTCTGTTCTCAAGTTCCTCAATAAAATTATTCTGCATGTCGATCTTTTCTTCCACAAGATCTCTGCGAATAGTGAGTTCACGAATTTGATCATTGGTGCTACGAATCTTCTCACGCAAGATGTTGCTCATATAAGAAAAAATCTTGATGTCAAGTAGATCTTCAATGATCTCACGACGACTTCCTGCCGGAAGTTGCATGAAAGGAACAAACGATGCGCTACCCAGAATTACAATCTGAGTAAAAGACTTGTAGTTCAGTTTTAGAACATTCTCTTCTAACCACTTCTGCTGATCCGCTGCTGCTGCGTTACGATCAAGAAGTTCATTGTTCTTGTAGATCTCAAACACATTTGGTTTGATACCACGAATAACTTTCCAATCAATTGAGTTTGTAGTAAACTCAATCTCTACGGTACAATCTTTCTCGTTGACGCTATTAATCAACTGAGACTTATTGATTTTACGGAATGGTTTATTGAAAAGAACAAACGTCAAAGCATCGAGAACAGTGCTCTTGCCTGCTCCATTTGTTCCGATGATAAGATTCGTTTGTGCGTCAGTAAAGTCAATCTCCGTAAACTGATTCCCCGTTGACAGGAAATTACGCCATCTTATCTTTTGAAATAAAATCATGCTCTCTTGGGGGAATCACAAATTGGTCAGGCGTGATAATCACATATCGGTAATTATACACGTTACAGGTGTTTATTGCAACCTCGTCTTCAACTTCTACAACAGACATTTCTGGGTAGTCCTCTGCCTCTAGAAGACCGGCATAACGCTCAGCATCATCCTCTTCCTCAAAGAGGTAGAGTGCCTTCTCACCATCTCCATCTAGGACTGAATAGGCACCTTCTTCTTCTTTTCCAGAAATCGTGATTAAAAACATTATTCCATCTCGCAAGCTTCCCGATACACTTCCCTCATTAAGTTTTTAACAATGTCCTTGTCAAGATCAAAATCTGAGTCGTCAATATATTTATTTAAATATGTCAAAGTGTCTTCGCACTCTTCACCAGTTAGTGAAACCTCTTCATCATTGATTGCAAAGTTTTCAATAACTTTTAGATCAACACATCCTGCTTTGTCAATCTTGTCAATAAACTTTTCAAAATCTGCCTGACTCGATTTCTTACGAACAATTACTTTGACAATCTTTCCAGCATATGGTAATGGATTGAAAGTTCTGTAATTGTTATCTTCATAATAAATTTTCTCAAAGATAGTATAAGGATTTTCAATGAACTCAAGTTCATGAGTTTCAGTATCAAAGATATGAAATCCTCTCTTGTCGTCTACGTCATTCCAGAACATCTGGTAAGGATTACCAAGATAGAAGATCTTACCATCGTTCGATCGTGTGTGATAATGCCCTGAGTACACAAGATCAAACTTTTTGAAGATAGAAGGATCATGCCCATGGTCCATCACCTGACCTTTGTATGCTTCAAATCCATTTAACTCCAGATGTCCCATGACAACTTTTGCTTTGGATTTTTTGAGAACTTCAAAAGTTTCTTCTTGATTATCCTGACAGATCCAAGGAATGAGAAGCATGTTCTCACCACCAACCTTATATTCTTTTGGATCTGAAACTTTAATGACATTCTTGTATTGTCCCAACAGACAATCTACTGAATTAACATCGTTGGTATTTTTATAGTAAGCATCATGATTACCAACGATGTTATACAACTTGATTCCTAATTCCTGAAACTTGTCATACACATTTGTCTTTGCCCAGTCCAATGCCCAGAAGTCGATAGACTTACGACTATCAAAGGCATCACCTAAATGGACTGCTACTTTGATATCTCTCTCCTTGAGAGTTGGAAAGAAAATATCATCATAGAATTTTTGGAAGAACTCATGAAATATTTTACTGCCCTTACGAGCACCATAATGTGTATCAGTTATCAGGGCAATTTTCATGAATAAAGTTTAGACTGAATGTTTTCCTTAATGGTATTATAGTCAGAAGTATTGTAGATGTCACCATCACTTGAGAAGACTTCATCAAATCCAGATCTCTCAATGATCTTGGTTCGGATGTCCATCTGACGTTTCTCCTTCTGAATGCGTCTCAAGAAGGCGTAGTGAATGATTTGAGTAAAGTATGCAAATGGATTGCTAGACTTTGCTGGATCGAAGTTCTTGATGTACTGGACGCAGTTTTCAATACCGTCACAGATCATGTCCTCACGGAACATGTAGTTTACAAAATTTGGTTTATAAGAAAGATGCGTTGCGATCTTCAAGAAACATTCACCAAGATAGTTCGTGATACGTGGGAGTGGTTCTCCTGCTTCTTGTGCTTTCTTTACTTCTGCTCTGTAAACAATTAGTGCTTCTAAAAATTCTTTGTTGTTTACATAATGTTCTGACTTCTTTCTGGACATTTCATGATTCTCCTATAATTGTGTTTACATTATAGCATAAAATCAAAGGGCTTGACAAGAGTAGATTCCATCTGTAGAATAACTCTGTCAGGGTTCATTGGAATGGCTTAGCTACTTTTATATAGTTTCTCTAAGAATACTCTTGCATCAGATACTGAAGATAAGAATCCCATCTCTTCATTAACCTCTGTTTGGTTAGAGTCTCTATCTTTATCTCTTAAGTATTTCTTATATACAGAAATATATTGTTCATCATATACTTCTGATATTGTAATTACCTTGTCCATATCAATCACAATTACTGAATCATTACCTGCAGTCAACCATGGTTCTACCTTAATAGCAACTGCTCCTAGATGTTTGATAACTATATTTTCAAAAGTAACTGGATTGTCTAGCAATAATAAAGTTCTGTTTTCCTCTTCACAGGGAGTAACTTTAGCAAAGATTTCTTCACTAGACATTAATTTTATTACTGCATAGAATTCTTCATTCATTTTGATTTAAGATTAACGGGTACGATTTCATAATTAAATTTCTCCTGGTTGTAAATTTTAATTCTTTCGACTAGGTGATTTAATGTGTAGTTCTTCTTTGACTTGTAAGTGGTATCGTCAGCAATATCATATAGCACTGCTTGATTCTTTTTGTCTCCTTTCCTTAGAACTCGACCAATGGATTGTAAGTTTCTAATTCTTGATTTGGATGGTGATGCAAAGATTACGTTATGAAGATTCTTGATATTGATGCCTGTTGAGAAAGTTCCGTATGAAGCAACAATAATTGCATCCTGTTCTTGTTCTGTAATTTCTCTTACTCTTTCTCTTTCCTGAGCATCAATGCCACCATGAACATAAAATACTTTTCGGTTTCCTTTCACAGAATTATTTATTAATTCGTAAAGTGGTTCACCATGGGTAGAAACCCTACTGAAGAGAACAAGAGTATTTCCTTTCAGATCCAATACTAAGTTCTTAATAAAATTGTTTCTCTTCTCATGTCCAATAATATATTGAACTTCATCTTCATAAGTTTCAAACTGATACGAATCATGCTTGAGAAGAAGAACATGAATCTGTAGTTGAGATAGATGTCCCTTATCAATGAGTTCTCTTGTTTGAGTGACTTTGTATGATGGACCAAACAATCCTTCTAACACCCACTTATGCGTCTGTGTGCCGTCTAAAGTACCAGTGAAACCAAATCTATACTTGGCACTATCCATCTTGGTCATGATGCTGACGAGAGACTTAGACTTGAATAAGTGTGCCTCATCACCAATCACTACTTCAAAATCTTTAAAGAATGGTCTTGGTAATTTGTAGATAGATTGCCAGGTTGTAATCGTGACAGGATATTCATTTGTCTTTTCTCTACCAGAATAGATCTTGTGACAATATTCACTTGCATTCCAACCATAGTCTTCAAAGTCCTTAAACATCTGCTCTACAAGAGATGTAGTAGGAACAACAAGAAGAATCTTCTTACCTTTCTCTGCAAAGTATCTCACTACAGAATAGATCATTAGTGACTTACCAGAGGCAGTAGGTGAGATCAAAAGTTTACGATTATATTTCAGAGCATCGAAGACAGCATCAACTTGATAGTCTCTTGGTTTGAATCGAGCAATACGAGTCATGTATTCCTTGACCCCCTGATAAGAGATCATCTTGTTTTCTTCAAATGGAGTTCCGTAGAACTTATTGTTCTCAAACTCTACTGAGTAACCATAGTTCTTTGCCCATGCAACTACTTTGTCAAGTAATCCCACATAGATCTCTCCAGTATGAGAACTATACAGTCTTATCTTTCCATCCCAATACTTACTACGGTATTGAGGCATGAACTTTGCACCAGGAACATCAAATGTGAAATGATCCGATAGTTCTTGGTGGATGTATGGTTCTGCTTTGACTGTGACGTAAACTTCATTCTTCTTGCGAATCACCAGGTCAGACATCAACTATATCCTCTAATAAACTGCTGCCACTCAATCGAGTTTTTAATTTGGTATGTTCGATTGTTAATTGTTTTGAGAATACTATCCAGATAATTTAACATCACCTGGTAGTAATCCATTTTGCTGAGTATCTTGATGAGATCTTCATCTGCATCCATATACTTATCTACATCTTGTCGCAAAACTTTGTGATCAAATGGTTTTTCAATATACACCTCTGGGTCTGCCTTACCCGTGTAGTATTGCCATTTTTCTTTTTTGAGTTGCTTAAACTTATTCTCCTCTATTTTTTTAAGTAAGAGAATGTTGTTTAAAATTCTATAGTATTTTGCATGAAGAGATGGAATCTTTGTAGATTCTATATGTAACTCGTCCTCGTCTATTTTTGAATCTTCTTCCCATAACAATTGAATTTCATCAAGATTCATACTTTACATCATAAAACTTCTATATTATATATCGAATATTTAAAGGTCGCTTCTGCGGTGACGTAGTTAACGTCCGAAGCAGTTGCATCAAAATTGATTGTGGAAAGAGAGACAGGAAATACATCCTTAAAATCAATTCTGGCAACTTCATTGTAATTGCTGTTGTAGATAAACAAACTTGCATCAGAGTACTCATTCTGTTGATCTTTGAATGATGTACTTGGATTGTATATATCACCTCTCTTTAGATCTAAATGTTCTTGAACAGATTCTGGAAAACCTAATCCTCTCAACCAATTATGAACTTCAAGATAATTGGTCATGTCCTCATCAACAAAAAACTTCAGAGTAAAATCTCCGTATGTCAGTTTGTCACCTGGGACTGGAATATCTTTCAAATAAGTTGGTTGTAATGCAAATCCAAGATTGATACCAGGAATCGATGCAGAGTTTGAAAAGAAGTCTGCTTTAGGTGTTTTGGTAATTGCAAATTTAAATCCAATAGGAGAGAGATAATTCCTATTGTCAATTTGATTTGTCCACGGTGTCGTCATTCTCCTCCGCCTCCATTACCATTTCCGCCATTCCCATTACCATTAGAACCGTTGCCACCATTAGATCCACCATTCTTTGATCCATTGGAATCCTCGGAATCGTTGTCATTATCTTTTTCAAGATAACCACCCCTACCTACATGGTAACCGCCAGGGATCTTCTTACATTTTTTATCGGTGAAGCAATAGTAATATCCAACCTTACATCTTTTTGCTGCTGCTTCTTCAATGAACTGATAAAACGCTTTCATTGTTTTATCTTTATTTAGTATCTAGAGTGTGTTCCATTATCATTGCGAACAACCTGTTCTTAAGTATCTGAAGATATTCTTGTTCTTCTGCAGGTCTTGCCGGAGCACCAGGCCACATTTTAATTGAATAACAGATGTGATCATAGAGCATACGTACTTCATCAATGCCCATATGCATAGTTAACATCCATTCTTCTTCTGGAGCTTCCATGTGGTGGAAAAGTATAAAGGTGATACATTTCAGTTATTTAGACATAAAAAAAGAGGATCCGAAGATCCTCTCTTTATCATTGAATGCGTTCACAGAAATAACCGTATTGCTTGGTCATATTATTGTATGCCTTTGTTGTCCTCCAAACTCGTCCTGTTCCTTTCAGAGTTGGAGGAACATTGGGACGACCTTTGCCTTCATCAACATCACGTTTGGTGCAGGCCTTGAAGAAAGAATCTCCAACTTGGTATTCAGGATCACGCCAGGGATAAGTGCATTGACGACCTGATCCACTGTTAGATCCCAGTTTCTGAATGTGTTGCCGGTGGTTCTGACGAACACGAGTAAAGGGAACAAAGTTTTCTTCGTGATTTACGGTATTTGGTTGCATTTGATTAAACTCCATTTCAAGTGCGTCACTGATCGGTTGATAATGTTCAAAGGAATTCATGTTTGATCTGGTTGACTATGGGTAAATTATAAACGACTCTGCCCGATCTGTCAAGCATAAAAAAAGGACCCCGAAGGGTCCTGAGGAGTGTGAATCCAATGGATCACATGAGGTTGTCAACGCGAACGCGACGATAGTAGCGGTTGGCGCTTGCCTTGATACGACCCAGACCTTGGGTTGTTCCTTCTGCGAATGGATTAGCGACCATGCCGTAGCGAGTCTTAAATCCGATTTTTGGCTGGAAGGAGTTCTCACCAACGGCACGAACCATTTGGAGAGGAACATATGGGCAGTAGAACAGACCAGCGTCATAAGGAGATGAACCCTTATAACCAGCAACGAAGTACTGGTTGGCAGCACTGTTTGCAGAATAAGGATCGATGTATACACGATACTTACCTTGCAGAACACCAGCGAAGGTGTTACCAGTGTCATCAACGTTGAGGTTGGCGTTCAGAGCAGGGGTGTAATCAAGTACACCAGCCATGGTCAGGGCGGAAGCAACGTCTGCGGAGCAGAGGATCATGTTGCCCTTTCC